GACGAACTCGCTGACCTCATCGCGGCGCTGGCGCGGTTCGAAGAGCGTGCCAGGAAGCCGAAGAAGCGCAAGAAAGTCAGAACAACCGGCCGCCCTGCCAAGACGGGGCCGTCTGCTGGGTGTGGGACTGGTTCTGGCGGCTTCAAGGCGGGGAACAACTGCGCAAAAGAAGACGGCATCCCGCAGAGGCCGCTCTCGCAGGGCGGCGCGCTCAAGGGCGCGAACGCCAAGGATGACTTCGCCCGCGCAAAGGCACTGAAAGAGAAAGCCGCCGCGAAGAAGGCCAAGAAAGAAGCCGCCGACAAGGCTAAGTCCATCGCTACCAAGCCGCAGCGGGACAAGGCAAGGGTCGACCGCAAGCGAGCGGCAGAAAAGCAGGCCAAAATAGACGAACTGCGCCGCGCCGCCGCCGAAAGGAAGGCCCAGAAGGGCAAGCGTGACGCCGCCGAGCGCAAGGCCGCCCAGGAGGCCGCCGACAAGAAACGCTCCGAGATGCTGCAGAAGATCCGCATCAAGGAGGCCAACAAGAAACTTGAGATCGTCGAGAAGCCACCGTCGCCGTTCTCAGGGAAGGCATCGCAGGCCACGAAAGACAGCGGCGAGACGGAGGTTGAGTTCCAGATCCGCCGCCACAAGCAAGACCTCGACAAATTGCACGCCGAGTCCCAGAAAATAGAGGCTGAGTACGAAGCCAAAATCGCCAAGGCGCAGGCCGAACTTGACAAAGCAGGCGACACACTCAAGGCACACAACAGCGACAGCGTCATGTTCAGCAAGAACAGGGCCGAGTGGGACGCGAAGCGCGATCAGATAGTTGAGACCATCACGCAGCACAACAAAAACATAAATGCGCAATACAAAGAGAGGGACGACAGACTTCACGACCTTGTTGGCGAGTTTACGCGATCATACGCTGGCGGAACGGCGGTTGTCTCCACGAACTTGAAGGACTACAAGATCACTAAGAAGCCAGGAATCTCTGCGGAAGACGTTAAATCGGCAGAGGATGCGCTCAAGGACTCTTGGCAGTGGCTCTCCAGGGTTGCGTCACCAAAGCACGAAAAGACAATCGCAAGGCAGGAGATCGCGCTTCGGGCTGGAGGCGGTGGGTCGCACGACGGCAAGAATGAGATAGTCACGGTTGGCATTCAGCAGCGCAGCAGCACCAGGCAGACTGCGGTTCATGAGTACGGGCACGCGCTCGAAAACGCAGACGCAAGGACGCTACGCGCCTTGGACGAAGACTTCACCAAGCGGTCGAACGAATTCTTCGCCAGCGAAAAAGGCTCAAAGATCATGGGTATCGAGGGATGCACCTACTATGAGTGCGTCTACAAGGCGAACGAGCAGAGGCAGAACCTCGACTTATACGCGCCAAGCCACCTGGGGTACGCAAGGCGGTATTCGGACTGCGGATACGACGCGAAGACTCGCGGCGAGAATTCAAATAACCCGCGATTCAACCGTGGCACAGAAGTCTTTTCCACTGGTATAGAATCTATCTATAGAGAACCGAGCACCTTCCGCCGTCGCGCTAGGCACGGTTTTGATTTGGCTGTCCTCATACTCGCAGGCCGTCTCTAATATGGTTGCCAAGATTGTCGGGAGAGGGTGGTCAGCGTTCGTTCGCGAAGAACCGCTGCTGTGGGATTTCGAAGGCACTTCTGAGCAAGGGCTTGTTGCCGTTCGGATGTTGTCGGATCACTTCTCTTCCGACGAACTGTCGAATCACCTCAAATCGTCAATGGAATACGGTCGCGAGTATGGAATGCTGTACCCTCAGGCTGCAGATTTTCTGAACTCTTGGGGGATAAAGTGCTCCGTTGAAGGCCTTGGGCCGATTCAGTTCGAAGCCCCGCCCCCAGACTGACTTGCACGGCAGCGCTCCGCCTCGTTAGGCTACAGGTAGACATATTGCTTCGCGATGGATTTCGCGAAGTGCAGTGCGAGCGACTTGAGGATTCTTGTCGCGGCGTGCTTGCGGGACTTACACCGCCAGCCGCCGCTATTCGCGTTTGGCTGGCTCAGACAAGGAGCAATAGCCAAATGGCCTCGAATCTCAAGCGTCTCCAGGATCGCGCTGCTGCGATTGCCGCCCGGCTGAACGAACTCGCTGACTGCGATGAGCGGTCGGAAGAGCAAACCACCGAACTCCGTCGCCTGACGGACGAGGCCGACACCGTGAAGTCGGACCTTGAGTTTGAGCAGCGTCTCGCTTCCAAGGAATCGGAACTCCGCGCTGTGGTCGAGCGGGCTGCTCCCGCCCCCGCCGCTCCGGTTGCTGCCGAGGAGCCGAAGAAGGTCGAGATTCGGGCCATCCACCCGCATCACACCACGCTCCGCGCCTTCAACGACGGCCCCGATGCCGTCGAGTCGGCCTACCGCTGCGGCCGCTGGCTTCGTGCCACGGCGTTCCGCAACGAGGATGACCTCCGGTGGTGCCGCGACCACGGCGTCGAGGGCCGCGCTCTTGGCGAAAACAGCAACTCGTCGGGCGGCGCTCTCGTCCCCGAGGAGTTCGCGAACCGCGTGATCCGCCTCGTCGAGACCTATGGCACGTTCCCCGGCGCCGCCGAGAGCGTGAACATGAGCCGCGACACGATGGTGATCCCCAAGCGGCTTTCGGGCACCACGGCCTACTTCGTGGGCGAGGGTGCTGCGGTGACGGAAAGCGAGCCGACCTACGCAAACGTCAGCCTCGTTGCCAAGAAGTTGGCCGTGGGTTGCCGGATGTCGTCGGAAGTTGTCGAGGACGCTCTTGTGTCCTTGGCAGACAGCGTAGCCCAGGAATTTGCAACTTCGCTGGCCTACAAAATCGACACTTGCGGCTGGCTGGGCGACGGGACCAGCGGTTTCGGCGGAATCAACGGCATCGTGAACAAGATCAACGACGGCACGCACACCGCGAGCGTGTCGACGGCGATCTCTGGCAACACCGCCTTTGAGACCCTCGACATCGAGGACTTCCTCGGCGTCATCGGCAAGTTGCCGCTGTACGCTCGGGCCGGGGCCGCCTGGTACATCTCGCCAGCCGGTTACGCGGCGAGCAACAGCCGTCTGAAGTACGCGGCTGGCGGCAACACGGTCGACAACCTCGGCGGTGATGCTGGCGAGTCCTTCCTCGGATACCCAGTCCGGATGGTGCATGTCCTTAACAGCACGCTCGGCGCCGATGCCAACAAGGTCAAGGTGCTGTTCGGCAACATGAGCCTGTCCAGCGTCTACGCCCGCCGTCGCGACTTCTCTGTCCGGATGTTTGATCAGGTGTACGCCACCACAGATCAACTTCTCCTGCAGGGCACCATGCGTTTCGATGTGAATCACCACTCTCTCGGCAGCACGACTGAAGTCGGCCCTGTGGTCGCCCTCAAGTCTGCCGCTTCGTGATAAAGGAGCCAGCAAAAAATGATCCATCTCCAGAACAACAAGATCGTCGGTGACGTTCCCGCCTCGGCCGTTGGGGCCACGGCGACCCCCACCCTCACGATTGACACGATTGGCTACGATGTCGCCAGCGTTGCCGTCCTGCGTGCCAGCAACGCAAGCACGGTGTTCGCAAACGCCATCAAGATTGCTGACTCCGACGACAACTCGACCTATACCGATGTCACCGCCCTCGTTGGCGGCGGCACGGGCGGGTTCTCGATCCCTGCGATTGCGGCCAGTGCCACCGGTTCGGCGTCCATCCTCAAGTTGGACGTTGATACCAAGGCTCGGAAGCGCTATCTGCGGGTGTCGTACACCCCGGGTGCCTCGGCCAACGTGTCCATCGTGGCACGCCTCGGTCGCGGCGAAGAGGCTCCGGTGACGACCACCGAAGTCGGCGTCATCGGAATCGTCAAGGGTTGATCTCGCACAAGCGGGACGGCCATGACGGCTGACTAAGGCGCAAGGAAGCGCGCCCGCTCCAATCAAGGAGCGTTACATGATGCTGCGTGTCGGACAGTGTGAAGCCGAGGCGAAGGTGGTTGCTCTAATGAGTACGCCTCGCCTCGGCTTTACAGATAATTTCTTCTGCGTCTCTCAGGCGCTGACTCCGCACAAGATCCCCCTTGTCAAGCACTCCGGTGCGTTCTGGGGGCAGTGTTTGCAGAGGTCGATGGAGAGCGTCATCGACGACTATGACGTAATCCTGACCATCGACTTCGACAGCATTTTTACGTCGCGGACGGTCGAGGCGCTCATGACGCTCCTCTACTACTCCGGGATGGACGCTATTGCGCCGCTGCAGCAAAAGCGGGAGAGCAACGCTGTCATGTTCGCAGTTCCGGGCGTCAAGCCAGAGGATCAAACAACCGTCGAGGACGATTGGTTCGCAAAGATCGTCCAGCCGGTCGAAACGGCCCACTTCGGATGCACGCTGTTTCGCACGTCCGCGCTCAAGAAGGTTCAGAAGCCCTGGTTTCTGGCCCATGCCAACGAGCAGGGCGAGTTCACGGGCGGCCACATCGACGAAGACATCCACTTCTGGAAGGCCTGGGCCAAGGCCGGGAACACCCTAGGTCTGGCGACACAGATCAGCATCGGCCACGCCGAACTGATGATCACCTGGCCCAGCCGACAGGATCCCAGCGGCAAGGTGCAGCAGCACACGACCGACTACTGGAGCCAGTGCAAGCCGCATGAGAAGGCTTGGGGAATCGTAAAATGAAGATCAGGGTCATAAAGCCGTTTGGCGGATACAAGGCCGGTCAAGAGTTTGACTGGAGCGACGGGATGGCCCGCGTCCTGATTGCTCGACGGCTCATCGAAGAGGTCGAGGGCCGCGAATTCGAAGTGGCCACTGTCGAGGAGCGGGCAGAGCGGGCCATTCAGCCGCAAGGAAAGAAGAGGATGAAGTGACGATTCAGTTTATATCGCCGGAACAGCCATCTTCCGGCGTCACGCCATACAGAAGCCTGTACCGCCAGACTGCGCCAGCGGTTGAGCCGGTGACGCTCGCGGAAGCCAAGACGCAGTGCCGCGTCGATACGGCCGACGACGATGCCTATATCTCAACACTGATCGCTACCGCGAGGCTGTACGTTGAGGACGTTCTGGACGTTTCGCTGATCACGACCGTCTGGGAGACTCGCTACGACTGCTTCCCGCTGTGGGAGATCATCCTGCCTAGGCCGCCGATGCAGAACGCCGCCGTGACGGTGACGTACCGAGACGAGGGCGGGACCGTCAGGACTCTCTCTTCCGGCGAGTATCAGGTCGATCACTACGTCACGCCGGGGCGCATCTATCCGAAGTTCGAAGGCGTGTGGCCTGCGGTTCGTGGCGACGAAAATAGCGTGGTCGTCCGCTGGTCGGCTGGATATGGCGCGTCAGGATCCAGCGTCCCAAGCGTCATCAAGCACGCGATCCTGCTGCTTGTGGCCCACTGGTACGAAACTCGCCAGCCGGTGTCGCAGGGGATGCAGATGCCCATCCCGGGGACGTTTGACACGCTCATGGCTGCTTCTGGGTGGGGCGGATACCGATGACCGTATCAGCGACAGTCCAAGCCAGCATCGACGCAACGAAGACCTCCCAGAGTGGTCTGTCTACTGGTACGGAAAGTCGCCGGATGTCGTTCTCGGTGGATGTTGGCGACTGCAGCATTGTTTGGAGCGAGAGACGGTCGTGCCAAGCCTATGGGTACGACGACGTAAATCTTCAGTCCAGTGGCGTATCGGTCGTCAAACTGCTGTGCGTCAAGAATCTGTCCACCAGCGCAACCATCGCCATGACGGCGGGCTGGAACGGAACGGACTTCCGAAACTTCATGACGGACACGGTTGCCTGGAACTTCGCCCCCATGGTGAACCTCGGAAGCCTGACACTCCGGGGATACCCAATCAAGCCGCTCGGGTCTTTCCTGCTGTCCTGCCCAAACTCAACCGGGTTCGCGACGACGAGCGGCGGAGGCGTCCTCCGAATCGGCGGCCCCAGCGGCGCGGCATACGAAATCTACGTTCTAGGGAACTGACAAATGGCGCTGAACGCTCAGATCTTGTTTTCGATTGTGGCCCAAGAGTCTTCTTCTGGCGACATGTTCAACCAGATGCGCGTCACCCCGGCATCATACGCGGCCTCGCTGACTGATGGGACTGGCGCGAACCAGGCGCAGATCGCTTGGAGTGACTCAAGGGTTGTTGGCGCGAGCGAGTCGGACGATCTTGTCCTCACTGCGCTAGCCGACGACCGAGGGA